GGTCTTGTATCCAGAGATCCTCAAGTGTCCTCTTGCATCCGCCCTGACAGCGGATATTCGCTTTCCCGACGTTCGGCAGATACAAGGCCGTCACTCCTTGTTGATAGGCCCGATAAGCCGATTCGTACACGCCCGTGCATTCCATGCACCGGGTCGCGTTGCCCGGCCGCGCCAATCCGTACTTCGCGATCTCGGCCGCGCTTATCCAGGTGCCGCATTGTGAGCACTGCTGCTGGTCGGGTCTGATGGCCGCACTTCGATTGAGCATTATGCCTCCCTTCGTTTTCTCGCCGTGGCCCGCTCCTGCTCGCAACGGGCGCAGTTCTTATCGTGGACCAATTTCGTATACCCGCGCTTTTCCCATCCCTTGCGCTGCTGCGTTCCGCGTTCGTCGTGGTATTGATGATTGAGTTTCATTCGGTTCCCCCTTCAAACAAAGCTCGCTTCCCGCCGGCGTCGCGGTATAGCTGCTGCGGGAGCCCGAGCACGAACTCCAACGCCGAGATTCTTCCTTGCAAGGAAAGAAACGAGCCTGTATCTGCTCGTTTCAAATCACTCACTCGCTGGTCGAGTTCCGTTTTCAGCTTCTCTCTGATCTTTCGATACGCCTTATCTCTGGCAAGTGCTTCAAGTTCCTCGCGAGACTCGGGGTTATCTTTTATCACATTGTTCTCCCGAGCGGCTCTGTTTCGTCTTCCGCTGTCTTCGGTGTCTGTCCCAGTAGCCTCGTCCGAACACGATGTTCCGCGTGGTCCAGAACAATCTGAAAATAGTCGCCCTCGGTGTTAATGATGCCCGTCTGCCGGAAGCTCAGTTCCTGTTGCGCCTTAAATAGATCTGTCGCGCGTTCCCTCCATCCCGCTACCAAGTCGTTGATTAGTTGCTCGGGGTTGGGGTCCGTGAATACCCAAAATCGGATCATCTGCTCGACCAAGTAGCTCTGGAAGAAGCCGCATTGCTGAAGAATCCTCTGTTCTGTTAGGTCGTTCATTCTTCCTCCCTATTTCTTAGCTCGTCATCATACTCTCTCCGGAAAATGCCAGTAGCCATCAATGTCGCCATCCGCGTTGTACTGGGCGACGACGTGATAGTCCGCCGCCGCGACTACAGCAAGAGGATGACCTGCCAGTACGCTCGACGGGCGCGGCGACACCTTCAAGACGCAGATGCCCGAAGTCCCACCGCCACCCTGGTCGTCAACGATCATCGCCGCGTAGCATTTTCCATTTACTACGAAATGTACAATTCTTCCGACTCCGATTCCTGGTATCATTCGTCCTCCTCCAACACTGGCTTATCCGACATCAACAGCCTCGCCCATATCACATAGTAGATTTTGGCGTCTTCGCTTAATGGCGTTCGGGTGTATTCGCTGAGCGGGACCATCGTCTCCGTCGTAAGGTTCGGCTTCTCTCTCCAGTACAGCGTACCTCGCTTGTCGAGTGCGTATTTGAGGAACGAGTCCAGAAACCACCTACAAGCTGCCGGTTCTTTCGTCGCTATCAAGTCAGGTCGGTCCAACTCCTCGACTATCCCTCCGATGCTGAAACTAATGTAGGGCTCTCCGGTCGGAGCCAACGAACCCGTGCCCACTTTAGGATGGACCGGGACCAATGCTTCGATGTAGTCCGTCATATCCGCGACGGTTTTCGCCTCGAACATCCTCTGCGTTATTGGCGTCACTGTGATTCCCCGTACCGCTCGGTCAAATCACCGCTTCTCCGGGCTCGTCCGCTATTGTGACTCGGGCATACCCACGAATGCGGAGCTTTCCCGCTTCGAAATCTTCATAGGAGCAGACGCTCGGAGATTCCCGTACCCAATGTTTGCGTGATTTCGTGAGCAGATCGTAAGTTATCTTGGCTCCCTCTAATGCTTCCGATTCGCTCTTTCCTGTGGTGTTGATCTCCGCGTAATACAAACCATCGCCCGTGCTATGAACCGAAATAAACGCTTCCCACTTTCCGTTCATTGTTTTCGATTGGCCTCCCGCTCTCGCCGCCAAGTCTCTGCGCGCTCCGCTCCGATCCGCCTTAGCTCGTCACGCGCTATCCACGCAATCAGTTCGCCGCTTAACGCAATTAACACCAAACAGGTACCTGTGAACGGGCCGGTTTCTATCCAGGCTCCTGTTATCAGGAACGCCGTCAGTATCCATCGGATCGCGAGCATAGTTGAGATTTTCATCGGTGGGATTCTACTCCCGATACGCTTCCCTGACTATTCCCCAAAGGGGTTATCTGAGTTTTACATCTGCCCCATCGTCGGCATCGCTGGTCCGCCCTGAGCCCCCATCGTTTCGGCTCCGCCGCCCGGTGGCATCCCCGGCATTCCTGGTTGCGGTCCGCCCATTCCCGGCTGTCCCATCTGCCCGCCAAGTCCAGCGGCCGCGAGTCCCTGGGCAATTCCCGACATCAAGGTCTGCATCTGCTGCTTGGCTAGCATCTGCGCTTCTGTCTCTCCGATGTGGTCGATCAGTTTATTGATCGCGCCCACGTCCTGATCCTTCTCGTCTGCGGCCATCATCTTCGCAAGGTCCATCTTATGGCGAGTCAAGTGATCCTGGTCCGGATCAGATGGTTGAACGTGAACTTCTTCGCCCGCGAGGATCTTGGACCATTCGTCTTTCGGGTCAATCGTCATCTCTGGCTTTGGCGGTTGTGGCAACAGCTTGAGTATGTCGATCTCGAATTCCTTCAAGACCATCTTGGCGAAGTTCCACTGAGCCCACGGATTCGCCGCGAAGATCGGCAACTGCATGACGATCGAGAACAACTGAAGAAGCTGTTCCTTCTTTGATTCCTTCGCGTGTACCCCCGTCGCTGGTTTCAACTCGAAGTCGAACTCTCCAGCAAACTCCTGCGCCGTCATCGACGCGAAGCCCTTGTCCGTCTCTATCACCCCGTCGGCGTCTTCGCCCGTCACCCTAAAAAACTGTTCCTCCGGTGCGTACTGCGCGCACAATTCCCATACCCTCTTCAGGAACTCCGCGAAGTCCACCAACAGAAACGTCGTGTCGAGATTCGTCCGCATATCCCCGCGTTCGAGCAGCGCGAGCGTTGCCCCTTTGGTTCGCGGCGCCGTAGGTCTGTCGATTGATCGGCCTGCCGAGAAGTCGCTCGCTCCGGTGATCCTCTCGACCATCGAGAGCTTGCTCTGTCCGTTCAGCACGAAATACTGTGGGTTGAATGCAATCGGGATTTGATTGACATCATCTTTGGGGTTGTCAACGGGAATCATTATTCCCGGCTCATATCTGAGCACGTCGGGATTGGCTCCGCTTGCCGGCCGATAGAAGATCAACGGTCCAACCGAAAATTGTCCGCCCTGGGTGAACATGTTTTCGTTCACGGTTAGCTCTTTCTCGATGCTTTCCAGAAGCTCTGGTATCCCGAATCCCCAATAGCTCCCGTCGTTCATCATGTTCGCTTCGACGATAGGCCGCTTGTTCGGCGTGTCTGGATACAACTCGTCCAGCTTTTGTAGTCCTTTGATCTTTCGGATCTTAGGTAGATACCTGATCACGAGGTCGGTCTCGTACAAGTGTCGCTCGTTTCCCGGTTCGACGAGAGTCTGGTCGTACAAAGGTGTTCCTGCTGCTTCCCCGGCCTCGTCGCTGGCCGTCTCACTCACCGCGGAGTCCTCCACTCCCTCGTTCATCCCCTCGTTCATCCCCTCGTTCATGACGTCGCCGGATATGTCTGCTCTCTCCGCGTCCGGCGATACCGAGCTGGCTTTCAGCATCCGCCATCGCCCATACCACTCCCACACTTCTACGAACTCCGAATCCCCGTACATCTTGCTTCGTCGATCTACTCCCTCTTGCTCGTCCGTGAGCTGCTTCATATCCTGCGTTGCGTCGCCTCGCTCGTCCTCTCTCTGACTTGTCTGCTTACTCGCCTGTAGAATCTCTTCCCAGTCCTCGGTGATCCCCTGATAGACTCCCGCCTCTTCTCCTCTCAACAAATCATCCGGTGTAGCGAAGTACCGTCGAATGAAATAGCTCATGTCCTGCGCGGTCTCCGCGTCCTCTCCCGGTGTGAACACGTCGCTCGGGTCCAGCACTGTGAACTCCGGGCTCTGCCGATACAGCACCCTGCCTTTCTTCGGATGGTTGTAATACTTCATCTCGTAAGTCAGCAGCGCGTGTGCCCGACCGTACATCAGCCGGTTCCACTCGAACACCGCGAACCGCTTCATGAATCCCTTCATCGCCGAGAACACTACCCACTTCACATAACTTCCGACCTTCGCCACTCTTTCGGCGTCCGCTGGTTTCTGCGGAACCGCCGTCACCCCCGCGTCAACTCCGAACAACGCCTGGATCTCGCTCGCCATCTTCGTGAGTATCTGTCCGAGGATGAGCGGGAACTTGAAGTTCGGCATCCCTATCCCGCCTCCAGCCATTCCAACCACGTCCCTCCAGAGACTCTTGTACCGCTTGAAGCGATTCATCCGAACTTGATTCGGGCTCCTTGCTGCCTGCATGTCCCGCTCGACTCGCTGCACCAACTCCAGGTTCTCCATCTCGTCAAGCAAGATCTGCTCGCCGCCGGGTTCGGATCGCTCTTCTTGTTCGGGTTCCGGATTTGATTCAGGTGTGCGCTGGAATAGTCCTTTAAGCGCGGACCATCCCGCTTGTATCGGATTGGGTGTCATCTTCGGCTAACTCCTTGTCTATGCAATACAGGGCGTCTTTAACGCATGCCGCGCACACCCCGTCGAGTACCATTCGATGGTTTGGGCAATCGGGAAATCTATTGGATTCCTCAAACGCGGCTTCGGGTGATGAATTACAAATAGACCTATTGCAGTCTGGGCAAGTAAAGCTATACCCGAGCGGATCATTGTCGGAGATCGCGTATCGACGGGCGGCTTCGATCTGTTCGGCTGTGTAGACGGCCTCCGCTGTCATTCAGGCGGCTCCTTCGCGCGGGAGTCTACATCATCTCAATCCCGGTAGTCCAAGCGTTATCCGTGTTCGCTTCTTAATCAATTTGCAATACTCGGGGCTCAGTTCTATCAGGATCGCTTTGCGCGCCAACTCCAGAGCGACTTTCCCGACGGTCCCGCTTCCTCCGAAGATATCCAGCACTGTGCAAGGGAGAGGTTCGGCGTCGTGTTCGCAGGTTGGTTTCCATCCTGTCGTCACGTATTCGGCAAGCATTGCAAATATATAACATCGTCCTCGTTGTTCCCGTCCGCTCTTGGGCTTCGTCCATCTCGTAATCCAACACCATCGCCCGAAACGCCCGCGCTTCTTCCGCTCCGATCTTCAACTCAAGCTCCCACTCTCTCTCAAGCGGAAACTTCAAAATGAATGCCTGCTCGCCAACCTTCGGACTTCTCCCGTCTGCCTCCGGGTGTCCGCGTGCTATCAGCACCAGCTTCCGCTCGTACTGGTCCCCGTCCATCAGGCTCGCGTGAAACCGCTCGCAGTTCTTGAGGAACACTTCCTTCGGTAGCAACTCCGCGTTAAACTCGATTCCCACCAGTCTCGCGAGGTCTCGCATCACATCAAGCCAACATAGGTCGTCTCCTTTCTGAGTGACCGCGTTCCTGATTGCTCCTTCAAGCTCTTCTTCTCTCGGTGTCTTCACATCCTCTCCATTCTTTCTTGCTTCATTCTATTCTCTTCCGCCGCTCTCTCTCGCTCGTTCCTCGGAACCGTTCCCCCTCCAATCGCATACCGCACTACCTGCGGCCGCTTCTTGTTTGCCTGCTGCCTCAAACTCGCCGGATACTTCCCTATCCCCAACACGCACAATGCGTCCGCGATTACGCAGTCGTCGAAGCATCCCACTCGCGCCCCCGTTCCCCCGTTCTGCAAATTGTCGCTCTGCTCATACGTCTTGTACTCGTTGATCGTGATCACGTCATACGTCTCGATACTCCGAAACAATATCGCACTGTCCAGCCCGCTTATTAACTGTGGCTTGCTCGTCCTCCCCGTCACAAATCCCAACTCGCTTAACTGCGCCTCCTTCTGATTCGTCTGACTCTGCCCTCCTTCTCTCCGGTACACGTGCCCCATCGGATATCCCAAATCCAATATCAAATGATCCAGCATCGCCGTCCCGTACCCTCCCGCTACCTCCGGTACCACGAACGCCATGTTGTACCAAGTCGCCAGCATACTCAGTTGCTCCGCATGCGCCCGCTCGCTGATCCTCGCCCGCAACCTCGCTACCTGCTCCCCCGTGTCTACATCCCTCACCTGATCCACACTGAAATCTCCTCGCGCTGTACCTTCCCCTCGGTTTACATCCCGCCCCTGCGCCGTGTCTGACCCGATCACATACAGCCTCCCTCGCTCCGGCCTCTTCCATATAGACACGATCCCGTTACGTCGCGGCCTGAACATCGGCACCATCCCCCCACTCGGCCCTCTCTCCATAAATATCTCTCCCTCCGTCCCCGCTACCGCTTCATACTTCCCGATCGCCTCCAAATCAAACCGCATCCTCCCGCTCGCCGTGATGCTCCAGTCCCCGCTCCCTAACTGCATCCGCTCCACATACCCCATCTTCGCCAAGCTCCTCGCATACGTCGTCTTGTCCGCATACGGATTGTCATCCTTCCGCGACGGCACGAAACTCGTCCGCACTATCTCCGTCTCCTTCGTCTCTTCATTCTCGATCGCCGCCTCCTTCTCCCATACCCTCGCCTCAATCGCCTTCTCCGGCGTGAAATCATCCGGTATGAACCGATTCCTCACCCACTCCGCTCCATACCCTCCCGGATTCGTCCCACTCCTCATCCGCAACGGTACTTGAAATATCGAGAGGTTCCGCTCCTTGCTCTGCGGATACTCTCGCATGATGATCGTGTCCGCCTCTGCCTCGTGCTTCTCCCGCTCCTCCCGCTCTCCCTCCCCGCCGCCTTCCTCCTCGTGCGCCCATACCCCATCCGATGCCCGCATCTCCATCCCCTCCCCACACCTCACGCACGGCATCGTCGGCCTCCTTAACCGCGAAAACAAATACGTGTATTGCGTGTCCGAAAACTGCGTCAACTCATCGAACCCGCAATACTGAAACTCTGCCGACTGGTACCTGTACTTGTCCCCCTCGCTCTCCAGGTACCCGAACGTTAGCGTCGCCCCGCTCGGAAACGTCCATGTCTTCGTCTCCCCGCTCCACCTCGCCGGTGTCCCTTTCAGCCATCCCTGCGCCCGCTCCATGATCGCTCCCGGCAAACTCAAGTCCGTGAAGCTCCTCCGCAAGATCAACGCCGCATACCCCGGTACATCCACATACTCCAACGCCGCCATCAACAGATAGTCGCTCTTCCCTCCGCTCGCCTGCCCTCCATACAGTAACTCGTCCGCTACCGCCTCCAGCGCGATCCGCTGCCGCAAGAAAGCCTGGTGCGGTATCCACCTCGGCGCGACTGTCCCCTGCGCTGCCGCCTCCATCTCTCCCGCCCGCATCTCGATCTCCAACCTCGTTGCCATCCGCGCCTACCTTCCTCGCCGCACTCGCTTCGGCTCGTATCCCCCAGCGTCGTCATGCCTCACGTTCACACCTCTGCGCGGGGTCCGCCGTTCAACTTGTCGTGGATCGCCGCCGCTTCTACCGAACGTCATCATCGCAGGCTGTGCTACGCTCACGCTTACCTGCTTTACCTCCATCCGTTGCCCTAGGATCTCTGCTCCATCCCAAATTGTCCGATCTCGCAGGATCTTCAACGGTATGTCCGTCTGAATCTCCAGTGTCACTATTACCGTCCTTACTTTGCCTGTCACCCCTGTCACCCCTTTCCCCTCCGATCCGTCGCGCTCACTTGACGTCTGCCGCGCTTTCTCGATCGGCCCGATGCTCTGCTATGTCCGACACTTCTCTTTACGGCAGAGGTCTGGGCGCGCGCCGTGCTCACACAGCTTCGTCGGGCCGGATCTCGCGAGGAATCCTCCCGCAATCCCGGCGCGCGCTTTCTGACGTTCCTCTCGCGCGGCCTTCTTCTCCGATCCTCCGCCGAAGCTCGATGCCGATCCGCTCTCCTCCGCGCTCGCTAGCCGCAGCTTTAGCTTTAGCTTCTCGATCTGGCCGGCCAATTTCTCGATCTCCGCCTCGCGCTTCGGACACCGCGCGCAAGGCAAACGCGCAGCGAGCGTCTGGTGCAATTCCAGATGCGCCGCGTCGATCACCTCGTTGGCTTGCTCCGTCCCCGCGTGAATCGCTTGCTTGATTGCCGCCGTCCGGTTCGGCAAGCCGCGCCGATCCAGCGCGGCCACATCTTCAACACTCAGTCGGAAGTTGATTAGCTTTGACATGTCCCGGTATATACACCCGCCGCCGTGTAAATACAAGTCGGTATATACAAGTCGGTATATACACCCGCCGCCGTGTAAATACAAGTCGGTATATACAAGTCGGTATATACAAGTCGGACCGGGTGTCACGCATGATACCCGGTTTTCGAGAAGCGTCCCTCGCAAGTGGCTCTCTGCGTTGGCGTTCCGCTATCCTTCTGAGCCGAGTTTTTGAAAAGCGTTTTTGAAAAAGCGTAGATACAAGTCACGCCGTCAGCATCGCGGCCAGCGTCGGCGCCTTGTCCCGCACGATCTCCAGCGCTTCTTCGCGGCTTAAATCGAAATCCCGCATCATTGATTGCAGTCTTTCTTCGGCCCACCTGTGCTGCTCCACCTTAACCGCTACATTCTCCGTGCTTTCCCCGCGCAAGAGCCGCATCTTGTCGACCGCGATCCCGCCCACCGTGCTGAGAGCCTGCAGGTTCCTGCTCTCCTCGATCAACTCACTTTGTCCGAGTCTGGCCGCGCACATCCAAGCGATATCTTCATATGCTGCAGCAAGATCCCCCTTCTTCTGTTGGCGCAGCTCTGCCACGGTTAGCCCAGGCAACCGCCGCGCGCTTTCTCCCGTTTTTTGCTGGATTTGGAATTGGCTATCTCTTTCGAGGATTTGGCGATCCTTGAGTTCGAGGGAGGGCATTTCTTTGATCCAGACTTCGAGAGTTTTTCTGGGGACGCCAAGTTTTTTAGCTGTGCCGCTTAGGTTGCGATCGTTGGCGAGAAAAGCAGCGCAGGCTTCGGCTTTTTGCGATTCGGTGTAGCGCCTTCTGAGTCTCATTTGGGCGGATTGTATGCCCAGACGCAGAAAAAAGCGAGAGATTGCTCCCTCGCCTTTTCCGAACCTTCCCCTTTCGGAGTCCCTTTCTAATCGAATGGGTAGGTTCGTTGTCCACCACCGAACTCAGGTTCCTCTCTTCTGATCTCTTCAGGATCGGTCCGGAAGATCGGCGGTCGGTCTGGGTAATCACCGGCGAATACTCCTGGCCGAAACCTCACACACATCCCGTTCTCCTTGTGCGCGTAGGCACTGATCTCGCAGCTTCCTATCTCGTCGCTCATATTCATCTGACCCTCCTCAGCCTCGATACCGGGGCAGCACCACCCCCGTAGACGATCTCCTGGCCGACCTTCAACGCGATGACCTTGTTGACATCGTCGGCGTCAAACTCGTTCTCGGCACAAAAGCGCGAGATTGGCACGAGCACCATTGCCTCGGCACCAAACTCATCGAACCCGAATTCGTACTCTCTTTGTTCGCTCATCAGTTCCTCCCTTGATCGCCGCGTCGCGCGGATCGCAGCGAAGTCTATGACGTAGCCCGTCCCTTCGCAGTTGGGGCAGTTATCGCGCTGCACTCCTCGCCTACACCCACACCTCGCCCCTGTCTTTGGTTGATATCCTTGATCGCTCATGGTTTCTCGTCGCGCAAGCCCAGCTCTTGAACGGATTGTTGAATTTTGCTCACGGTGTCCTCCTAGTCGTAAATTTGAACGTCGTCGCCAAA